ATTTATTAGTAAAAACTATTGAGATTATAAATTATCTAAATCCTAAATATTATATTATTGAAAATCCTAGAGGCTTAATGAGAAAAATGCCTTTAATGTTGCCTTTACCTAGATACACAGTTTCTTATTGTCAATATGGAGATACAAGAATGAAGCCTACAGATTTATGGACTAATGTAGAATTTGATGCAAAGATGTGTAAAAATGGTGCTTCTTGTCATGAAGCAGCTCCTAGAGGATCAAGAACAGGAACTCAGGGCTTAAAGAATAATCATGAAAGATCTAAAATTCCTTATTTACTTTGTAGAGAAATTATAGAAACAATATTGCATAAAGAAAATGATTGAACTTTTATTAACTTGCTCATTGTTAGGAAAGGTAGATTTTGAGATTGATACCTTTCAAGATTTATACAGAGTTCCTTATCAATGTGAGTTAATAGAACAGGTGCAGGAGTGGATTCCATTAGTTAATATTTACTTTAAAAAGGATGAAGCTCTTGCATTAACTGTTATGTATTGTGAAAGCTCAGGCAGAGAAAAAGTTATTGGTAAAAATACTAATGGAACTTTTGACTCTGGGCTTTTTCAAATAAATTCAGAAACAGAAAAATGGTTAGAAAATTCTATTTATAATAAAGAACTAGATATGTTAAATGCAGAAACTAATGTCAAAGCAGCTTCATGGATTGTAAGAAATATTGGAGATTGGAGTTGGTGGAACAGTAGTAAGCATTGTTGGGGTAGATATGATTCCTTTTCCAGATAAAAAATATAATATAATTTATGCAGATCCTGCTTGGAGTTTTAAAACATATTCTAATAAAGGTAAAGGCAGGAGTCCAGATAAGCATTATTCTGTTATGTCATTACAAGATATAAAAGATTTACCTGTACAAGATATTGCTGATGATAATTGTATTTTATTTTTATGGGTTACTTTTCCATTGTTAAAAGAGGGTTTTGAAGTCATAGATGCTTGGGGATTTATATATAAAACTGTTGCATTTAATTGGGTTAAGAAAAATAAAAAGACAGATTCTTGGTTTTGGGGATTAGGTTATTGGACTAGATCTAATGCAGAATTATGTTTATTAGCAACTAAAGGAACTATAAAAAGACAATCAGCTTCTATTCATCAAATAATTGATACTCCAATAGAAAAACATTCTAAAAAGCCAGATATAGTTAGAAATAAAATTGTAGAACTTGTTGGAGATTTACCTAGAATTGAACTTTTTGCAAGAGAAACTGCTGATGGTTGGGATAGTTGGGGTAATGAAATTGGTTAATGCTAATAACAGGAGAGATTTTAAAGCAGAGGAACATGATTTGTATGATGTTAGAAAAGCTAGACCATTTTGGAATCAAGTCTGTGAAGCTAATGATTGGCAGGTTATAAAAGATGAGGAGGACTTTGCAGAGGACTATGTTTGCAAAATACTTGATAATTTATATGTTATGGAGCTTCAGGTTGTTGGTTATTGGCATAATTTTGACAAAGATAATATAAGCAATATATGGATCTCAGCAAGTAAAGTAGATAATCTAAGAAAAAAAGCTAAAGATAAAAACACAAGAGCAGGATTAATATTTTTAAATTGTGTTCCTAATAGATTTATAGGAATAGATATTGAGGAAATAAAAGATATATATAAAATTACTAAAGATTCTGGAGAGAAATCTTATAAAATACCATTACAACAAATTGATTATCTGTATAAAGAATTATTAGATAATAACTTGTGTGATTGCCTAGAAAATCACATAGAAATTATGCAACAAAGTAATGGGAGAATCCCAATGGCTCAAAGAAATGTAAATTTTAGAGGTAAAAATGGAATATGCTGCTGATGAAATAAATTATGGCTACAGAGCTATCATGATGCTTATTAATTCTGAAAATACTTTAGTAGATAAGATTGAAAATATAAAAGAGATTGATGGCACAAAAAAACATCCATTATTCGGTACAAATCAGGGTGGAGTAACTTTCTCTATGATGCTTAAAGGTATGCAAACACTTGTAGAGATTGTGTTAAATAAGGGAGATAGATTTGATATAAACACAATGACAGAGCTTGGAAGTGCAACTGTAATAGATGAAACTGTTGAAACAATAATGAATTTTTTACATATTTTTTATACAAACTTAAAAGATGATGAGAATAAACTACTTAGAGAGGCATTAGATCCTCATAACTACAGGAAAGCTGCAAAAAAAATGCACTATAGAGAAATGTTTGGTGATGATTCAGCTATTTAATGGAGATTGCTTAGAAGTTATGCAGAATATGCCTGATAACTCTGTTGATTATGTTTTAACTTCTCCTCCTTATAACAGAAAAAGAAATGACAAATATAAATTATATAATGATCAAATTACAGATTATTTTACTTTTAATAAAAAAGTTATTAATAAATTATTAGGAATTACTAAAAAACATATATTTTATAACATACAAACAAACTTTTATAACAGAGATACAGTTTATAAATTAATTGGATATTTTAACAAAGATATAAAAGAAATAATTATTTGGGAAAAATCTAATCCAATGCCTGCATCAGGTTACTCTATAACTAATGCTGTTGAGTATTTTATTGTACTAGGAAAAGAATCACTAAAAAGCAACACTACTTATACAAAAAACATTATTACAAGTTCAGTAAATTCTAAAATGCCAAAAATTCATAAAGCTGTTATGAAGCAAGAAATTGCAGATTATTTTATAAAAAAATTTACTAAAGAAAAAGATATTATTTTAGATCCATTTATGGGTATAGGAACAACAGGAATTAGCTGTGTTTCAACCAATAGAGATTTTATTGGTATAGAGTTAATTAAAGAATATTATGATATATCAAAACATAGAATACAAGAAACATCAAAAAGTTAAGTTTGTAATTCCTACAGATTTAAGAATTATAGATCCTCAAACAAAAGAAATACTCTGGAGATTTGGAGTTATTCAATTATTTGCTAGTAAAAGTAAATCAGCTTGGATTCTTGAAAATGGAGCAAAAGAAAACATTAGAATTTCATTATTTTGTGTTCTACCTGTAAATTAATTATATGGCAGAGAATGGCATGAGCAATAAGGAACTGCTTATTTTAATTCTTTCTAATCAAGAAAAAATTAATGTAAGAATAGATCAAGTGCATGAAAAAGTTAATCAAAAGATATCAAGATCAGAGCTTTCTGGTTGGATTGTTGCAGTATCTGCTTTAGTAGTATTAGTTAATAATGTAATGTAATGAAAGCAACAGTAAACATAAATCAAATTTTGCAGGGTGGATTAGCAGCTTTAGTTGGTTGGCTATTTAAAACAGTTAATGACTTACAATCTCAAGTAGCTGTGTATATGGTGCAAATAGATAAATTAGAGCAAAATGTTATAGATCTTGCTATGAGAGAAAGAGAGCTCAATTCAGCTCTTACTGAAGTATTAATAAAACTAGGTGGATAGTATGGATAAAGATTTTATACTTCCTGATGATATGTTTATAGATAATCCTATATTTATTGACACATCACAAGAATTTGAGAATGATTGTGGAGATGCTTGTAAAATATGATTAATAAAATAAAAGATAATCTTGCATTAATAGTTACTGCTATAACTCTTATGGGATCTATTGGAGCAGGAGTTCAGAGCTTAGGAGCTGTATTAAATACTCTTACAGGTATTGATGACAGAATGAATATTATTGAATCTGAATTTACTCAGTTAAAAGAAAGCACAATGGTTTCTAATGATATTGCAGTACTTTATGAAAAAATTAGTGCTTTAGAAGCTGTTGCAAGAGATGCTGATATGTATGAGAATCAAATAGCTTATTTAACAGCAGAATTAAACAATTTAGATCAAAAAGTAAGAGATTTAGAGTTTAAAGTAGATGAGCATATAAACTTTGATAATAACTTTCAAGATAGTCAAGAATATTCTTTACAGAAATGGGAGTGGCAAGATATGCAAAAGAAAATTACTACTTTAGAGAATAATCAGCTTGAATCTTGGGAATTAGATAATTTAAGGGATAGAATTACTTACTTAGAAGCATATATGCACCAACACTAATGAATAAATGCAAATGTAATTATCTTTGTTGCAGCTGTGAGTTGCATTGTAAAAACAGATAATAAGTTATACTAATTCTATGGATTATATAGATGATATGTCTTTAGCTTTACCAAATCAGCAACAAGTAGGAGAATCTAATGTTGATTTTAAGAGATTTCAATATTATTTAGGATTAGGAGCTTCCAGAACACTTAAAAAAGTTTCTCAAAACTTCAGTTTGACAGATAGGAGAATCTATCAAATTGCTGCTAAAAATCAATGGACAGACAGAGTAAAAGCTATAAATAAAATGCTTAATGAGCAGATAATTAGTGAGGTTTTTGCTCAAGTAGGAGAAACTGCAAGAGATTTAGCAGATAATCTAAAACCTTTAATATTTAGAATTATTAATGAAATAAATGAAAGAGATTTAGCATCTATGAATCCTACAGAACTTAAAGGAATATTAGATATTTGCTATAAAATGATTAGCCAGATTTATGGCTTAGGACAACCTCAAGTAACAGTAAATCACATAGAACAACCACAGATTAAGTTTAAGTGGGATTGGGAGCAGGATGATGAGCCAGATTATTGAGGCTACTCCACCTGATTTACATTCTGGACAAATAGAACTAATAAAAGCTCTTGATGAAAATAGATTTGTTGTTGCTATATGTGGCAGGAGATGGGGTAAAACAACAGCTAGTCTTACCTGTGCTGTAGATCAAGCTCTTAAAGGATTAAAGGTATGGGTTATATTTCCTGTATATCCTCAAGCATTAGAATCTTGGTTAAATCTTAAATCACTTGTTAGACAACTTCCAGAGGGATATGTAGAAACAAGAGAAGTAGAAAAAAGAATTGTATTAGCTAATGGTGGATCTATACAGATTAAATCAGCTAATAAGCCTGAATCATTAAGAGGTGCAGGTGGTATTTCTTTAATTATCTTTGATGAGGCAGCTTATATGGACAAAGAGACTTGGGAGACAGTTAGACCAATATTATCTGATAGTTTAGGCAAAGCTCTTTTCTGTACAACTCCTAATGGTATGAATTGGATGTATCAGCTTTATGAAAATGCAAAACTAAGAGATGATTGGAAAATACTGCATTATCCTACTGAATCTAATCCAAATATTAATAGAAATGAGTTAGCACAAGCCAGAGAGGAACTAGGCTCAATGGTGTATGCCCAAGAATTTAATGCAGAATTTACAGAAGTAGGACACATGTTTAAAAGAGAATGGTTTAAGTATTATGACACTATTGCAGGAGATGATCCTGAGTATGTGTTAGGAGATGAAATAGTAAAACATTCTGAACTATCTATCTTTGGCACTATGGACACAGCTTTGAGTATTAAGGAAACTGCTGATTATTCTGTAATAATGACAGTTGGCACAGCTCCTAGTGGTAAGCTATTAGTAATGGATGTATTTAGAGCCAGACTAGAAG